CGATGATTCTGTTGATAAAATCTGTGACTTACTTGGTTACGCCTATACCGTTGCCGAACCTGGGGATCTGGTCATTCCGAAGCTTGAAATACTTCAGAAAGAACTTGAAAATCTTGATTATCTTTCGTAGGGATTGACAAATTCCCCTGTCCCTGATACAATATTATTGTAATCAAGTCCTTTATGATAATCTTCAAAAAGTTATCCTTTCAAAACTTCCTATCAGTAGGTAATAGTCCAGTTGAAATAGAACTCAACCGAACAAAAACGACACTTATACACGGTGTCAATGGTTCTGGTAAGTCAACAATCCTTGATGCACTTACCTATGTTTTATTCGGGAAACCGTTTCGTAAAATAAATATCCCCCAACTTATCAATAGTCAAAATAAAAAGGGATTATTAGTTGAAATTCAATTCAGTATAGGAAATATTGATTACACTGTCCTTCGTGGACAGAAACCTCGTGTCTTTGAGGTGTATAAAAACGGGGAGGTTATAGACAGAAAGTCAGACGACAAAGATAATCAAAAACACCTGGAACAGAATATCCTAAAAATGAACGGGAAAACTTTTTCTCAAGTAGTTATTCTTGGTAGTGCTAACTATGTGCCCTTCATGGCACTGAATGGAATCGGTCGTAAGGAATGTGTGGAAGACTTCCTGGACATCAGAGTGTTCAGTGTTATGTTAACACTCGCTAAGGCACGTCTCAGTGACCTTAGAACCTCCTCTAATCAAGTCAAGGGTGACTTATCTAACCTTGACTATAAGATGGATCTACAGAGGGAGAGACTGGAAGAGATCAAGTCAAAGAGTGAGGATGATATCAAGGAACTGAATCAAAGTATCTCCAACCTACAAGACAAAGGAAAGAATCTGACAGGAGAACTCGATGACCTGAGAGGACATAAAGATGAAGTCAATCAACAGATTACTGAATTACTAAAGACGGATCCTGAGTCAAAGTATAACAAGTTCAACACTGCCAATATTGGTATCAAACAAAAGATCAAGACCGTTGATAATAATATTTCGTTCTATAAAAACAACGACCACTGCCACTCATGTGGTCAATCCATTGAAGAACACGTGAAGGATGTCAATATCTCCAAGTATGAAGAAGAGAGAATCAAGCTGGTAGAAGCAACTGTTCAGGCAGATACAATGATAGATAAATTAACTTCAAAATTAAATGACATCAGGGACAAACGTAATTATGTACAGAGTATCGATAACGAGATCTATAAAAGAGACACCGAGATTAAGTCCATTAGGAATTCTATTCAGGACAATCAGGCAAAGATTCAAACAATTCAGTCTGACACAAGTTCCCTCACTCGTGAAGAAACTCGACTGAAAGAGTTTGGTATTGAACGTGACACACTTCAACAAGAATATGATAAGTCTTTAGATGAGATTCGTGACAACGAGATTGTCGTTAATCTACTTAAGGACTCTGGTATCAAGACACAGATTGTCAGGAAGTATCTACCTGTGATGAACAAGTTCATCCGTAAGTATTTGAGTGAACTCGAACTTGACATTCACTTCACACTTGACGAGGAGTTCAATGAGAAGGTATCATCTCCAATGTATCAAGACTTCACCTATGCTTCATTCAGCGAGGGACAGAAGTCTCGTATTGACTTGGCTTTAATGTTGACCTGGAGAGAGATTGGCAAACTGAAGAACTCAGTATCAACTAACCTTCTTATCCTTGATGAGGTATTCTCTTCATCTCTTGATGAAGTAGGTAAAGAACTTCTACTACAGATCCTACGATGGGGTCTTGATAGTAAACAGAATATTCTTATTGTAGATCACACTTTGAGTTCTGCATTCAAGGATAAGTTTGATCGATCCATTGAGGTGACAAAGACAAAAGGATTCAGTACTTATATCAACCCGCAAGAACGTTAGGAGATCCCTTAGCGACTGCAGTACAGGTAAGGTCACCTGCTCGACCGATGGGACGGCCATTCACTAATACACGTCCCCCTGTAAATATGGGTTTTCTGTGAGGCTTGCACTTTTTCCCGGCTGGTCTTAAATGACTGGTGTTGAAATCTCCAATTCTCTGACATGGTCTACCGTTTACAAATACATTGATGCTTCCTTGGTTCCTAACCATAGGTGAACAATGGGGAACGTCTGGATCTCCGTTTCTTGCTACTGGTAATGCCATTAGAATAAAAGTAACTCCTTATCTCTACCTAAACGGTCTACGAATTGATCCGTCCAGAATTCATCTGTATTTACACTCACTTCGAGAATACAATCTCCACCAAATACTGCAACCTTATCTCCGTTCTTGTATCCAGTTCCTGGATTGACTATGGTTGCCCTTACAATACCCCCGTCTTTATTAACATCAGCATCAATCGTAAGACCACCACCAGAATTTTCTGTGCTGAGTTCAAACTGACCATTGACTTCCTTGACGGCGTATGTCGTGAGATTCTTTCTCTTTTGTAGTGGTATATTATCGTTGGCAATGATTGATGCCTCCTCGAAGGTTGATGAGTTACCTCTCAATCCTCTCAAAGAACCTGTTGTATCTCCATCAAGGTATTTGTCAACATTATTAGTGATGTTATCAAGTGCCTTCATAAAGTTTTTATTTTGTTGTAGTAGACTGGAGAAGTCAGTCGGTTGAGCAGCTCCCCTGTAGATAGTTCCAGGTTGTAAAATCTTTACGGACTCCACAAAACTATTGACTTGATAATATTTTCTCTCTTTGGTCACGTCACTGTACCAGATATCACCTTTCTGTAGAGGTCCTTCTGACTCCCCTTCAATTATATTTCTACTCGTTGGTGTCCCTTGTATCGGTTGACCGTCAAACCCACTAACCACGGTATATGGATATGAGAATGGATACTCTGGAGCCATCTCTTCAAAGTCTGCACTATATACACTCAAATAATTAAAAGTAGAAATACCTAACAATGATTGGAGTGTACTTCCAATAGCATCCAGGTCTTGTGTTACTGTTTGAGTCACTGTCAACACTGGATTTTCAATCCTTCTAGGGAATCCAAATAGAGCAGCTCCACTGAATGTGATTGTGTAAATTACATTATATGATTCTCTATCGTCGGCAGCATATGATGTAACCATATCGATAGGTAGAATCGGGGCCTTTAGATTATCCTCATCAACTACGTTAGGTAATATCGGTCTTGTTGGGAATCTATCTCTACTACTCTTCACATCTTTGGGATCGTATACATTACCATCACTTAGGGCAATAGAATTTCTTGGCAAATATTTGAAGTCATATCTATAAAATACATCCAGATATTGGTATCCACTCTTGCCATCAGATCCACAACCAGTAAATTGACCTGCTGCTTTGGTTGTAGGAGGAGACTTTGCATCTTCTAATACTATACCACCATACTCCTTAGGGGTTCCTGGTAATACCTCTACTCCTTCAAAGTCATCAGGGAATATCCACCTTGGATTTGATTCGTGGCGGGATGTAATCGTCAAACTATTGACGGAATAGGGAATGTCCGTGAATGTAAAGTTAACAACTCCTGTTGGTGTTCCATACCCATCCACCTCTTCAATTCTGGTGACCTCTTGTAATTTTGCCTTAATTCTGAACGCAGGTTGTATAATATTAAAAGGATCTTCTTCTGGTTTGTTGGGATCAAACTCGGGTGTGATATCAACATCTCCCAGAAATCCAGTGGTTGGAAATGGATTGATGACTTCTACTTCATCTCCATCTTCATTCTCCTCTAGGAATTTGTCATTCACTCCACTGACTTCTGGTCCCTCTACTGTCCATTTCACACGAATGAAGGTTGTTCCATTACCGGGGGGTTGTGATGATGTCATGTCAATTCAAAATAAGTGGTTTTGCAATTACAATCCTTGGTCCAGCAACTGTAACAAGTTCCTGTCCTTTAGTGAATCTTTTAAAAAAACCTGTATGATTTTCTAATCTCAATCCTAAGGTATTTAAATTATAAGATATGGCACAATCGTGTCTATATCCACCAATTGTTCTGAAGTACGCAGATCCTGGGGGTAAGATTGCGACAGCTGGTTGAGGCCCTGGATTAGGATATACATTATGTGTATATGTTGCCCTTCCTTCAAGGAAAGCAAAGTATGGATTGATAGTTCCAGCGGATGCGTTAGCTGTTAAGGCAGCAGCTGCAACTGCTGGATTTCCAGTTACATCAACTCTTTCCGCTCCACATACAAAGTTTAAGTAACCCGCTGACTGGATCGTAATACCACCGGCAGGATTATTATTTCTAATAATGGTATTGCCCATAACATTAATCTCATTTGATCCACCTAGTGGAGCTATACTGCTACCTCCAGGACCCTCTTGTGATCCAATCTCTGATTGTCTTGTAACTGTTCTCTCTCTAAGTTCTTGTGTGTCAATGTAAAGAGACTTGGCACTTTCGATCGAGATATTTTCTTTACCTTTATTGACTACATTATTGCCCTTCAGTGTAAGGTCTCCGGCAGAATAAACGCTGAAAGATTTTTGAGCTTCAAACTCAATAGAACTGGCTTTGATCTGTAACTTAGTGGCTACATCATAGGTATCGTCATTGTCAATTTTTCTGACAGAATTATTTGAAGTAGCAGGATCACGACTTCCTCTAAAGTGAATATCCCCTCTTGCTATGAAGATGATACTTCCATCATTTGTAAATTCAATTCCAGAACCACTTGCATGACGAATGATAATCTTTTTATCGCCTGGTGTATCATACATCATAATCTCATGTCCACCTGCAGACTGCATGATGGGAGTGACATGTTGATATTGTTGACCTTCGTCGCGAATTTTAGGAGTTGACATAATTAATAAAGGTTCTTAAGGTCTCTGCTTTGGCAGAAGATAGCTTCAATTGGTTTTTCGCCGGATTTGAATGCTGGGTTTTCTCCTGCTTCTCTTGGAATGAGATTCAACACGGGAAAGATTACGGAGCCGAAACCTGCTGGATCATTGATGATTACTTCTGGTAATCTTTTGAAGCCCGTACCAGTATTTATGATCTCTACATTGACGATCCTACCTTGACGAACGACCGCCACTGCTTCACCGTTGGGCTCTTCCCTATCTCTATCAAAAATTTCAATGATTGGATTTGTATATCCAAACCCTGTGTTCTCGACAAAAAATCCACCAAGAACAACATTGAACCTCGGATCATCTGTTGTCAGACCTATTTCGACATTGTCTGGTAAGACACTTACTTGAGGAAATGCAGGATCATCGGGGAAGTTTTTTGGATCTGTTAGTATTGCGGCAAGTTCTCCTGACTCCCTATCGACAACTGGGATTGGAGTGCCATTGTATCTTGGTATGTAAATTGTAGGAAAGCCCATAGTAATTATGATTGTGATAGTGAATTGATATCAAATAGGATCTGGTCTCCACGAGTTTCTGTGAAGAACAGACACCCTGGGTTTCTAATTACGACAGTGTTTGCGATACCAGCGATAAAGTTTTGTGCCGCCTCTGGTTCAGAACTAGGAACTGATACACTAATTACATCAGCTCTACAACCAATTGCTCCGGGTGCAATTAATGTAGGGGTCGGGACACCGGGTTTGCCAGTTCCAATGTCGAAAAATAAATCCTCCCCTAGAGCCTCACTACAAACTGTAGCTCCAGCTTCTCCAGTATTTACTTCAACTGGTAGTCCACCAAATCCTGTATTGTTAAATCCAAGAGATTGTAATACTCCAATCGATGTGTCAAATGATCCGTCGTCATTACATCCATCTTGATTGAATATATCAAGGGTGAGTAGAGATAATGTGTTGAATATGAGAGGGTTAACGGTGAATTTGAACTCAGTAATAAATGATATGACGTCAGCAATCTGATCGATGGCCTCTAGTCCTGGTGCTATTTGTCCTAATATATCTTCAATATTATTGAAGGAAGGATTTTCAAGATTGGCTAGTAATGTACCCAGACTTCCGCTCGCCCCAGCTGATGCTAGAGTGAGCACATTTCCAATAATAGTTGTTGCCACACACTCCGCTGATGCATTGGCAATGTTAGTAAATGGACTAGCACCCGGACCAGGTTGCTCCTGATTATTTATTGCCCTTAGTAGGTCATTGATGAACATACAAAGGTTCTCAATAATCTCAGTATATATTTTGTTTGCAACATCAATTGCTGCTTTGGAGGTGAGATCTGCCGCTTTAACTGTATTAAATTCTCTAGTTGTGCTCGCTAATATAGCAGTTGATCGAGTTGGTCTTAACGCAATATCATTGATAAGGCCTCTTAAGTTTTCAATTGAATCTTTTAAAATATCACATATTAAAATTGAAGCAAAATTGATGATTGCATTAAGGTCAATTCTCTGACCACTTACGCCACTGTAAACTGAATCGTTAAATGCAAATCGTATTTCGCTACTAGGGAATATTTCCTCTAAGATAATTTGAATACGTTCGATTGCATGAGAAGTAGCACCACACTTTCCATCTGCTAATGATACCCTGTAAATGTAAGATGTTGGATTATCAGCTGTGTTTTCTACTTCAGTATTATTATAGTCGGCAACACTTTGATGGTCTTTATTATCTCCTAGACAGGGATTTAATGCGTTGTGGGTAGTGTTATCACCTGATACATCAACTTCACTAGATGGTAGGGCATTAGAATTTTCTCCCGTCTCATCTTTTAGTCTTTGTGCTTTATTGTTTATAGCTTGAGGACCAGTTTTTTTTGTAAATGGCCCATCTTCTTCATCATCTAATTTACCGGCTTTCCCCTTAGGAATGTGAGTATTAGTTTCATCCGTGGCATTAGAAGAGGCATTGAATGTGCATAAGCACATTGGTTTCTGGGCATAATGTCCATCAAGGAAAAACCCCATTACCCACGAACCCGGAAGGAGTCCATGTTTACCACCCGCTCTACCGATTTGGGCATGTGTAGTGGGCATCCCGACCCTAGCCCAGGGTAATCCATCTGTACTCAGTTCTTTTTTATCCTTAGGGTGCCATCCTAAACATCTCACTTTAACTCGTCCAGATTGCTTGGGGTCGTTAACGTCCTCGACCTGTCCAAGGAATGGAACGAATCCATCCTTTCCAAAGAACTCAGGATCAGTTATACCGGTATTCAAAGGGTTCATGTTTTTACTATATTTATAAGTACCTCTTAACCACCTTCATCCATCGTCAGGTCTTTTATTCTTAAGGTTTGAATTTTCGTGAATGCTTTTCCATCTGCAAATATATGATGTCCTACTTGTTTGATAATGTATTTACCGGAATGTTGTTCATCAAATGCACCAGCTTCATTTTCGATGAGGTATTTAAGGATGGATACCTCTATATAATCTCCAGATCTCATAATGAACCTTGGATTGAGAATAAACCTACCTTTTTGAAAGTCAAGAGCATTTGAGGTTTTTAGATTTTGGGAGTCTACCTTTCGTGTTTGATCGATTGCATCGTCTACTTCTTTTTTAACTTTACATTCCGTATTGAATAATTCATTTTCAGTAAACTTAGTAAGGTATCTTGTTGGTGGTTCTTCACTTTCTGGATTAGAATCGAGTTCTATATACTCTCCTTTATCCATATCGTAAAGGCATATGATATGCCTTTCTGTCCCTGCCTTTCTCTGTTCATCTGCGTCTCCTAGAGTCTCATACTCGGCTTCAAGTATGTCGAGCATTTTTTTCTCCAGGGGTTTTTCTCTATTTGCCAATTGGTGGAAGTAATCTTTATATACTGGGAATGGGTATTCTTCTATCAATTGACGGATTGAAACAAATCTGTATCCGTCAAGAGTTTCCCAACAAAGAAATCCCCCTGGACCCCCCGTAGATCCCTCTTGTGCTTCGCCATCAGATCCCACAACGGCTTGGGGGTCACAGGCGTGATTACATACATATCTCATCACCTGTGTGGGCTTCCTTCTACCCGATACGAAGTTCATAGGTTCTCCTTCTCCTATGATTATATCTTCTACCCCGATCAATTCCACCATCTCTTTAATAATATCCAACGGCAGTGTATCTTTGAAGTCTTTGGTTACAAAGATAGTGTCATCTTCTTTTACTGCCTTTGATACGAAGTCAATCGAATATGTTTTAACTCTTTGCTTTACAACTTCTTCACGTAATCCAGAAAGAAATCCCTCAAAAATGAGTCGTTCACCTAATGCATTGGCGAATTCAAATTCAATAGGTTCAGTGAAGGTAATCATACCTCCCGTGACTCTTCCCTCAATAAATCCTACAGCATCGGAGTCAAATATGTCGATAGTTCCAACGATTCCAGTGCTAAAAATATTTTCAAATAATTCTATTCTTTGATATAATCCAGTTATATCTGTTCCATCGATTAATATTTTTTCGATAGAATACTGAGAAGGTAATTGAAAGTCAGCCATTATCCTAAAGCAAATCTCCTAAGTGTGTTCACATGTGATAAAAAGATATTGTTTCTTGGAAAATCTGGTAGTTCGGGTATAATCTGTGGTTCTGATGGATTTGCGATAACAGGTCCACCACCTGATTCTCCACCATTATTTACTATCACAATTGGTGGCCCTGAATTAGCACTTTGGCTCATTGTTTTCAGGTTGGTTTGTCTAAACTCTTGTTGATTATTTTTATCACCTTTCATCATATTTGAACCTCCCCCTTTGCCTCCTACCATACCACCTGATTGTTTCTTCTCTGGCTCCATTGTTGGTTGAACATATGAATTGCTTATCTTGATAGCCTTTTTCGCACCAACCATACCACCTGATTGAAATCTGGGAATCATATCATTAAGAGCCATAGCTCTTCCCATGTTTGGATCACCGGGAAGTAATACTGTTTCTTTTGGTTCTAAGATTGTATTAACCAATCCACCTTTTTGCATACCACTCTCTATGTTTGTATTATTGGACTGAGTTACCTCCGGCACCTTAGAATATTTTTGGAATTTTGCAATACGATCTTCCAATCCATTCAAACCACCATTAATGTTACGAGTGACCGTATTCATACCTGCCATTCCTTGTTTGGCGGCACTTCTATCGACCCGATCTAACCAGTAAGCTAGAGCTACCTTTGCAGCATTTTGTGGCTCTGCCAGTTTTTCTGGATTTTCTAAAGCATCAGGCACACCAATCATTGGTCCATACTTGGCATAATTTGCTCGGCCAGTAATTTGGATGTATCCCCTTCCTTTAAATCTCTTTCCATCTCCAGGTTGAGTATTACCCAGATCAGATCTACCTTCATAAGCTGCTCCACTGGCAATCTCTTCCATATATCTTCCATCACCTGACTCGTGTGCCACTTGAGCCATGAACATTATACGTTCGTTTTTATCTGTAATACCTCCCTTATCCATCGTCTCTTTCATAATACTCAAAAAATCTGTGCTTCCTATACTAATATTGGCACTACCACTACTTGCAACATTATTATTTTCATTGCCAGAACCGGCACTAGATGTAGAGGGTTGGGTTCCTCCTCCGCCACCGCCACCAAATAGACCTGGGAAAAGGAATTGAAGGTTTCTGAATTTCTCTTCCCCGAGTCCTGATGATAATTTACCCATAATATCTGCAGCTGATCCGAATCCTGATAACTGTGAAAGTGCTGTTCCAATAAATCCTATTCCTCCTCCACCAGAACTGTTACTGTTAGAGTCGTTATTGGATGTAGATGAGTCTCCACCTGAGCCTCCTGCACTTTGCACTGTGCCCCCAGTATTTACTCCTCCGTTGTTTGGAACTACGATTCTACCGGTTCCCGGTCCTCTATCGACCCATATACCCTTCATCAAACTTGCTGGGTATCTGACTGCTTTACCTTTTGTATCTTTCTCTCCTGATAAGTTTGTAGCATTCCATCCACCTTGTGGAGTGGGATTCAACTTACCAAATGGATCGTGAACAATGAAGTCTTTGCCGTCATAACCAATTCCTGTAACCATATGTCCGCTGCCTGCATTGTGTTGCAATCCAAGAATTACAGGTTTTCCTGCGTCGATAGCTGATCTGTAACTGGAAAATGATCCGTTATCCCCACCACTAGATGGAACTCCCAGTTCAGTCATCGCGGAAATGTTTGCACCCATTGACGTCGATGGGCCCTTTGTATTTCTTGTTTTATTATATTCATCTGGTGTAATGTTTTTACCCAACACTGCAGACACGACCATAGCAGCTGCAGTGGAGAAGCATTGTGCGTCTCCACTCCTACCCTGAGCGTCTGTTTTGTTTTGTCTTTGGTTAAAGTATGGTACTTGTAGAATCTTTGCGGATCCAGTGGTTGAATCTTCTTTTCCTTTATTGGCCTCAGTCCCTTTGGCAATTTGCTCTTGACTAATCATTCCCCCTGATTGAAATCTGGGAATCATATCATTAAGAGCCATAGCTCTTCCTATGTTAGGATCACCGGGAAGGAATACTTTCTCTTTAGGCTCAAGGACTGTATCAACTAATCCACCTTCTTGGAAGAATTGAGATGCTGTTCTGTTCAGTACGAATGAACCAACAGGTAGTGCCATAGGCACACTATCACCAAAGGAACTACCAGGTATAGTGATAGGACCTCCTCTCGCTCTCTTCAGTGGTTCTACTACTTCTTGATCTTCAGGTTTATTCACACCCGTGACATCATCGGCAAGCTTACCAGCTGCCATAGAACCACCGACTCCGCCAATCAGACTTCCGATCAGTCCTCCAATTACTGCTCCAGGACCAGCTCCAATTCCACCAAATAATGCTCCAATTGCTGCTCCTGCTGCAGCACCAGCTTTACCTCCAGCTGCAGCACCGGCAAATCCACCAGCAACACCTGCACCTGTTCCTATTGCAGCCTGAGAATTAGTTTGACCTGCATCTTTTCTATCTTTAAACTCAAGTCCTGCCATACCCGCAGTTACTATAGGACCAGCTGCTTTTGCAACTTTACCAATCAATTGTTTACCACCAGAGGGGAGTTTGGGAGTTCCCTTGGGATTTTTTAGAGCATCTTTGGGTGCCTTTACATCAGGAGTTTTTGGCTTGGCATCTGGTTTTACATCAGGAGTTTTTGGTTTGGCATCTGGTTTTACATCAGGAGTTTTTGGCTTGGCATTTCTGGGATTACCTGGGGCATTAGCTGCAGGAGAGGTTTTGTTACCAGAGGGTTTGGGTGCTTCCGGTTTTGGCTTTCCTGGTTTTGGGGTTCCCGGTTTGGGTACTTCCGGTGTTGGGGTTCCTGGTTTTGGGGGTTCCTGGTTTTGGGTTCCTGGTTTGGGTGCTTCCGGTGTTGGCTTTCCTGGTTTTGGGGTTCCTGGTTTGGGTGCTTCCGGTTTTGCTGGGTCTGGTATGGTGGGTAAGTTAAATTTCTTTAATACACCATTCACCATATTGCGAAGTGAATCACCAAGTGTCTTTCTAAAGAATCCATTCGGGCCAAATATTTGCCCAAGTTGTGTCCTTAAGAATCCACCTTTACCAAATATTTCTTTAACCTTTGTCCGAAGGAATCCGTCTTTACCAAATATTTCTTTAACCTTTGTCCGAAGGAATCCGTCTTTACCAAATATTTCATTAATCTTTGTCCCAAAGAATCCTTCTGGACCAAATATTCTATCAAGTGCACCTTGAAATAAGCTACCAAAGAGACCACCGACTGAAAAGAGTCCCAGTAATGCATCTAAAAGTCCTCCTTTTTTATCTTCTTTTTCCTCTTGATCTTTTTCTGATGATCCCTGTGGAGTGAGGTTTCCTGGGTCAGCAGCATTTCTTTTAAAAATTTGTAGGTTACTCTTTCTTATCCTAGCTTCTTCCCTGGCCTCTGATACTTGAAGATCATAAATTTGTTGAAGAGTTCTATCTACTGAAACCAGAGTGGTGCTCTGTTGGGTAATGGTTCCCAACATATCTTGCATCACACTCTTTGATGCTTGAATTGATTCAACAATAGGAGCTGATTGCTCCTTTCCTAGTGACTTATTTACATTTGGCTTGGATACTTGAAGCTTATAAATTTGTTTTAGAGAATTATCTGCCGATAATAGAGATTTATTTTGCTGCGAAATGGTTCCCAGCATCTTTTTAAGAATGCCATCTTGTGATTTCGCAGCAGCAATTACAGCCTCTATTCCTTGCATTGACTTTTCTTTGTATTTATCTGTTATTACATAGAGTTTCTATTTGTTTCGGCTTGTCTACGATCTAATTCCACCTTCTCGATGTAGTTAGACAATAGAGATGTCATAACATCAAGTTCCCAAGGAAGGAGTTCTTCTATTTCGAATGTTGTCCATTTGTGATACTGCCTGAAGGCGAAGATGCGTTCATAATAATTGAACAAATCATTATGCATCATCGCCGTTAGAAAAAATCTGCCAGTCCCTCAAGATTGACACTAAATTCAGTTCCTTTGTTCGGATTTTTAAGAGTGAAGGAATGTTTCAGTTTAGGCATCGTCTCGAAGAAGTTGAGAACTTTTTTGAATTGTTCTGTTGTGAGTTCTTCTAACCATTCCTCAATTTCACTTTCTCCCATCTCCATTCTACTGTATACTTCCTCACCCGAGATGATACTTTTAATACATCTTCCAATCAATGCAAGACTGGAGTTGATATTAGTGGTGTCAATGCCCTCAGCAAAGAAAGAGATATCGGGATACTTCATCTCGACCTTCATCTCTTCTCCTAGATCAATGATGGTCGAATGTCCTTCTGTTTTTTGAATACCGATCTTATCAATGTTGATTGAGTGGTTGACCACACAGGTCTCATCGTCGGGGTCTGTAACTCTAACATCAATCTTTTCTCCGGCTGACTTAGAACGAGCCTTGAGGAATAGATATTCGATATCAAATAGAGCAAGGTCTTCTACCTTGAAGTCCTGTGGAGATGTCACACATCTCTCTAAGGTATTTGTAATTGCGTTTGTAATCTCATCGTTATCGCCACTCTCTGCAGCAAGCACTAGAATCTTCTCTTCTTTAACTGTGAATGGTTGGTATTTAATCTTCTTTCCCGTTGAAGGAATTGTTGTGTTGTACTCAGGTCGAACGGGTTTTGGTAATGCCATATCAAAGTATGATGTAGTTGATATGATTATTTATCCCACTTCGGGACATTGTCTTCGGTAATCAATCTAAAATTATATCCTCTATCTTCACACCAACCAGTTGCAGCTTCCCATTTGGCTTGGTTGACAACATAAGTTTTCACTGACTCTAACCATGCCTTGGTTCTTCTTTTTGGATTTGGATTCGGTCCCTTGACGTGTCTCTTTGGTTTCACTTCAAGGACTTCTGTAATCTCTACTCCTCTTCTATCTCTGTAATGAATGATAAAGTCAGGAAAGTATCTTGAGTTCTTCTTTGTAACAGGATTACGATACCATATTGCACGTTCCTCTGACATCCACCAGATAATACTTGGATTATTATCACACCATCTCATCACATCTCTTTCCCATGATGAACGGTAGATAATATTACCTGCATCTCCACGATACTTGTCTGGGTTTTGTGGTCTATACCGACCCTTGAGAGTTTCTCCCATACTCCATAAATACCTAAAAGTATTTATTGGGATGTCATACGAACAGGCTAAAGCATTAATGTTACAGAGTGTCTCGAGGCCGACACTTTACTCTGTGAGAATGCCCCCCAGTTTCACCGGCGGTGTTGATAATTTTACTAACGCTTACCTACAGTTTTATTGTAAGTCTACTTCTCTGCCCGAATCGAGATTTGAAACCACCACCCTGTTGGGACACGAAAACATGGGTGTTGGTAGGGAACAACCAACATCTGTCATATTTTCTAAGCCAATTACACTTGAGATTATTGAGAACAGTAATTTTTCTATTTACAAACAGTTCAGACTTTGGTATCAGAGAGTAGCTTTCAATGCAAATCCCATCCCATTTACGAATACTCGTACACAAAGGATGAGATATTACAACACCTATACTTCAGACATGTACATGTCGAAACTTGAACTGCCCAACAATTATGATAAATTAGAATTCTTTGATGGTGATTTAGTTAACGCTGGTTTTCAGGAGGTGATTAGATTTACCTTTACTAATGCCTATCCAATAAGAATAGGAGACGTTAGATTAGATTCTTCTGCCACAGATACTTATTCAACATTCACTGTTGACTTGACATATGAGACTTACAGTATAGGCGGAGAGTTGGGATTATTAGACACCGATCTTGATGACTTTGAACGCCAAAGAGTAGTTAGAATCCCATGAACAATAGACTTGGTATCATTTCTCGGGAGGTCATACCTGACAAACCAAATTATAATATGAGTTTATTGTTAGATACACTAACCCCATCAGTGATTATCCCAGAACCAGATAAATACTACGTGTTTATCTACAAGGCAAAGACTCCAGGTATCATGTATGATACCAATCCATTTGTGGTAGTGACTACATTATGGAAATGGGGGTTTATTGGATTCAATTTTCACTGGAATGAACATCGTAGATACAGTTGGGCAGAAGTTCAAACAAATTTGTATGAGATATACGACGAAGAATTAAATATCATGGAAAAATACCCAATCGCAAACTTTGTTTACAGCAGCTAATGGCAAGACTAAAATACCCCTTGGATTTGAACGAAAACTTTACAGACTACGTTACCTTCGAGCATTTTCCATACACGACAAACCGTGCCATAGCAGGTGGTCAGGTCAATCCCTCAGGCCGTCGGGTAGATGGCACAACTAGGACTCCTCCTGGGGGAGGCTCCGGAAGGAATGGTATTACCTTATATGTTCCTAATTCAATTCCTGATATGGGATATAGCAATCAGTGGAGGGCAGATACCGCTGCCGGGGAGAGAGGAAATATTGCAAGAAATATTGCTGGGGCTGCGACTAGTATTGGAATTCCTGATGGAGGACCAGATAAGTCAATACAAAGACTTATTGAAGCAGCAGGTGCAGCATTATCGGCGGATGGTGCTGGTAGTGGTGTCAGTGCACTGAGGCAGGGGATTATTGAGGGTATTGCAACAAGATTAAATCAGAACCCTAATTCCATATTAGCCCTATCTACTGGAAAAATATTGAATCCAAATGTTGAGTTGGTATATCAGGGTCCACAATTAAGAGACTTCTCTTTTTCATTTATCATGTCTCCTAAATCACAAGCAGAGGCAAACGCGATTAAGGACATAATTTATGAATTCAAAACATGGAGTGCTCCATCAGTCCAAGATGCTAATGGTGGAATGTTAAAAATACCTGATGTCTGGTTAGTAAGATATAATGGAGCGTTTTCAAGGAATTCTCATCCATTTAAGAAAGCTGCACTTAAAGCTGTCAATGTATCATATAACGGTGGGTTGAACACCCATATGACCTTTGATAGTGGAGACCCTGTGGTAGTTGGTATCCGTTTAGATTTTGTTGAAGTAGATTATATCCTAAGAGAGGACCATAAGAGGGCCAAAGCTGCTGGATTCCGTGGAGGATTCTAATGACTCAACCAACTTATTTCAGAAACTTTCCTAATATTAATTATTCATTGAAGACCAACAAGGCTGGTATTGTCGAAAGTATTTCTATCAAAGATTATTTTCATCTCCTTGTTCCTCGTGATGATATCTTTAAAGATGAGACACTTTACGAAGATTACATAGTAGAAAATGGTGCAAGGCCAGATCAAATTTCTTATGAACTTTATGAAGATGAACAATACTATTGGATTCTTTTACAAATAAATGAAATTACTGACTACTATAATCAGTGGCCTATGTCTCAATTACAACTTGATGATTTTATACTGAGAAAGTATGGAGGCATTGAGGAGACGGAGAAGATTAATTATTACGAAACAAGAGATGTCTTTGATGATGATGGCAATCTAATTCTTCCAGGGGGAATGCGCGTGCCTGGTGATTTTAATTTTAGATATCCCCTGAGACCTGGGTCAGCTGCTTTTGGCTTTGTTAATCTTGCCAGTGGGGGAGTCATTGCTGTATCCAATCGTGAATTTGAATATGATTTGAACTTTAATAAGTCAAGGATTCAAATTTTGAAGAGGGAATATATTGGACAATATATACGAGAGGTCAATAATTTTGGTGCCTTCTTAAGACGTGGATCCAATAGTGGCAATATTAACAGTTCGACTGACCTTGG